TACCTGTCCAAAACACAGAAAAGTACCCACTTTCATTATGATATATAGATTTTGCGCCGTAATTGTAAAGTGCGTAATCTAAAGAAAGTATTTCTGTCGCAGATCCAGCAGATATACTATTTCCATTTACTGTAAAAAATACACCCTCAAGATTACCACAAGAATATGTTAATAGACCCTTATTGTGTGTTGAATCCCAACTGACAGCAGGAGCACTAGCCTGACCATTTGTTGTATATATAGTCGTATAGCTACCAAAACTAATAGATGTTCCGTTTATTGTACCGGCTATTAATCTAGGATTATTAGAACCGTGCAATCCTCTACTTGCTATAACTACAGAGTTTCCCGCCATTGTAGCACTTAGTTCAATGGGACCATAAGAACCATTTCCACTTTCTACTAAAGTTTCTGTACCATATGTTATTGTACCATCTTCAGCAATAGACGCAACTCTGGCATAAGAGTTTTTATTTCTTGCATATATAAATACTGCTTTAGAATTAACGGTATCATATACAACTTGCGGATAACTCAATGTATCATTCATGTAATCTGCAACTGTACCAACTTCATTGCTTCCGGGAACAGTTTGAACAGCAGAAACAGTACCATCTTCATTAAGAATTAGTGGAGTACCAGCTGGGATAATACCTGTTGAGTTATAAAGAGAAACACCTGTCGCATAAACTGGTGCAGTGGCAACCGCATTTTGCTCATCAGCAATTGATGCTGCAACACCTAATGCCCTTCTTGTATTCCAAACAGCACTGTTAGAACTTTCAGCATTTCTAAAAACATAACCATAATCGTGTTCGCCGATAACATTAGAATCATCGCCTGCAATCCAACCCATTGAAATTGAACCACGAGTCGCACTATTAGCACCTTTTCTCTGTGATTTTAGTGCGCCACGACCACGACGGTGTGCTGCACCTTTTGTTGGTAGGTCAGATTTTGCTTCTGTGATACTACCTCTATCTAATAGTTCCATAGTATCCAGTGTTTTTCTAACTTTAATTTTTCTGAAGTTGGCGTTTAGTCCACCAGTTATATTCAAACCTCTATACTTACCCATACTGATAATCTCCTGAAAGAAATATTGTTCTATCTGTATTTATAAAAAAAGCGCCATAATAATTATGACGCTTTAATTCATTTACATATTTTTATATATTATTGTTTGTCTAGTATGTTCATAATACGAATAATACCTTGATCTAGGTATTTGATAGCTCTTTCACGTACTTCTGTGTCCATTGCTTCTTCATAACCATCTTCATTTGATAGTGCTTCTAATTCATTTGATAGTTTTCTAAACGCATCCATGCGTAGTGAATCACGTTCACTGTTAGTTGCTTTCTCTGCCGCATCATCAAAATCATTTAAAATATATTGAATAGCATTTTGAACTTGTGCGTTACCGCCTTTTGAGAACATTCCAAAGTCTCTTACTTGGTCACTGAATGATTCGTCAACTAGACCAAATTCTTGTGCGTCTGCCATTAGAGCATCATAGATTTCATCTTCATTAACTGAATATTCTAGTGGGTTATCACCATGACTAGGTTGAATTCTTTTCTTTTGTTTTGATATAGAGTTTGCTGTCTTTTTTGAAAAATCATCTAAATCTAGTTTATCATTTGCTGGTGTTGGTTGATATTCAGTTTCTTCTTCAACTGATTCTCCGCAACCACATGGGGTTGATCCACACCCACAACCAGTATCTACGGGTGTTACTTCAACTTTAGATCCTGCTAGTGTAAGCATACGAACTAATTCTTCAGGATATTCTGTACTTACATTAGTAGTAGTTATAGATTTTCCATTTTTATCTGTAATTGTTAAATTATAGTGTTTACTCATTCTTCATCTCCAGAAATCACTGATTCACTGGATTTTTCATCTGTATCCATTTGTTCCTGTGCTTTATCATCCTTTGGTTTGACACTTAGTTCGTTTTCTACAGTAACTTCATCACGCTTTGTAAGTGTTTTTAAGAAGTTATCTACGAAAGTACGACCGTAATGCTTACCATTATCTGATTCATCTTCATATTCTGAGTCTAGTAGAGCTTCTCTATCACCATCTTCTTCTGGTTCTTCTGTTGGTTCCCAACCTTCTGGGTGTACAGCAATGTGAAGTAGATTCATTTCTAGTAAGTCTGCTAATTGTTGACGCAAGATGTCTGCAGAAACTGGGTATCCAGTTGTAATGTCTATTTTTGAAACTTTTGTGTTTGTTACTTCTTCAGAAAAGAATAGTGGGTTTTTTGTAACCGGAGTAGTTGAAGTACGAGACATTGAAATCAAGTCATACTTGCCTAGGAACCGCTCAATACGATTTACATCTTCTTCATTCATTTCTGCAGCGAATCTCAAAGTTAGTTTATGGTCCTTTGTAGATTCTGTTAAATATTCTCTAAAACTTTTCATTGGTTTCTCCAATTTATATTCTTATTTATCTGTTTGCGTCAAATCTTTTGCTTTTGCAATTCTACGAAGTAATTCATTCCTATCTAGTACTACTGAACCTTCACCTTCTATCTCTTCGTCTTTATTATTCTTACGCTCTTCTTTTTCAATTTGGTGTTCTAGTTTTGCTTTTTGCATCTGCAGATTAATCATTTTAAGTTTTCTATCAACTTTAGAATCTTTTGCTTCCATTGCTGTTTTCAGCATCTGATTTGCTGTTTCCATTAGTTTGGCACCAGCATGTACTTCAACATTCATACCAAGAGAAAAAAGTTCATCAAATGCACCTAGAGCCTTCTTGTGTATCTCATCCATTTCTCTATCATGTTCATTTAAGTCGTGTACCATTGGAAGTGCTGCATCTAACTTATCTGTTGTACTCAATTCAGCGTTAAGTATTTCAGTAAGTTCTCTGCTTTCTTCTACGGTTGGTGTTTGCTCTTCATTATCAACTTCTTCTTCTGGTATAGGAGCAATGTTAAATGTTTCTTCAAGTTTTTTAGTCATTTTTTCTTCCTCGGCTTTCTTGCCTTAGGCTGTTTAGTGTTTTGATATATGTCACCTTCATTTAAAACTCTAAAACGCATGCCTCGTTTATTTGCCCATGCTGTTGCTGCTTCCCATTTTGCATAGTTTATAGCAACTTGTGCTTGGTCAACTCGTTTTCTTGCAAATTCTGTTTTTGATTGTGAACTTGGTTTAATCTCAATAAGTTCAGCGTGTTTCTTACCGCTTGCATCAACATATGTTATAATAAAGTCGGGTACATAACCTGTAACTTTACCAGTCATTGGGTTTTGATATGTAATCTTAACCGGTTCACTTGCCCAAGCAACTACATTTGGATTTTCATCACAAAAACACATGAAAGTATACTCCCAGCTACTTCTAAAAGTAGGAGTTCCACCGCCTGCATACTTATTCTGATTTTTTACTTGATATTTACCTTGATGAAACTTTTTCATTTAATAATTGCTCTTGCGACATATTTATTTGGTGTTCTAGGTGACATTTTTCCTGTCACATAACCGTAACGCAGAGCATTATTAATAAGAAATGATCCCAAATCATTTAGTTTGAAATCGGTTGATACTTGATCAATAAGATATGAAGGACTTACACCATAATCTCTAGCAATAGTCAACACTTCGTTTGCAAAAAGTTTTGCTCTACTCTCTGTAAATCCTTTTCTAACAAGTTTGGCTGTTAAAATATCTATATTCATCTAGTGCCCCTTGTTAAATTCTTTAAATTATTTATATTGTTTTGTGTTCCTGTTCTGGAACTAGAATTAAACTGCAGTCCTGACTTGTCTAAGTCCTTATCTGAGAAATCTGCAGTTTGTGATGTTGTCGGTGTGGATATAGGTCTAGTTGAAACTGTTGTGCTTTTTAAACCCTGATTATTTGTACCAAGTCTAGTAGATTTAATTAAACTATCACGCACCATATCACCAAACACCCCAAATCTACTTTGTGATGTTCGTGTCATGTTTTGTAATGTTCCAATTCCAGTGTTCCCAAGAATACCTTGCGCAACACCATTAGTTATGTTGTTCATATCAATCTTACGACCGTTTAGCAGTGAAGATATTAACTCATTACTGACAAGATTAGCTAAGTCTATAGATGTAAATCTGTCAGAACCACCAGGTGCTAATCTAGATTCTGGGAATCCAGCAACTGATGGATATAATATGTCAGATGAATATGGATTGTTACTAGTATCACTTCTTGTATAATTGTTAAGTGAAGCTGCTGTCATTGGCATAGTAATATTTTTTTGTTCTAAGTATTTTTCAATCGCAGCCTGTCTTTCTCCAGGTGTTGCTGTTGTACTTTCATCTAATACTTTAAGTGTTCCACTTAATTTTTTAAGTTCTTGTAACTGTTGTCTTGCGGTGTCACCACTTACCGCACCAGAAACATCTGTAAAGTTTTCTGTTTCAAATTGTGTTAATTGATTTTTATATTTTAAGTTTTCTTTTAGCCTACTTACAACATATCTACTTTGATCTGTTTCTGCAGAATCAATAACATATTCTAAACCTTCTTGCATCCAAGATGGTATAGCAATACTTTCTTCAACGCTACTTGAAATAATTACATTTTCTGGTTGAAAATTTATATCAACTGTTCTTAATGAACTATCACTGTAATCACTACCACTTAAAGATATAGTAGTTACAAGTGGATTTACCAATACTATTTTTTGTACCAGACCATCATTATTAGATGTTAGTGCTCCGGTTTGTGCATTACCTCTTGGATCTGCAATGTCATTAGGTGAAACAAATTGACCTGGTGCGCCTCTGTCAAATGATCCGAACCAGTGATATATAGTTATTTTTTCAAAACTTTTAACATAGCCTTTAGTCTCGGCATCTTGTGAAAATTTTCTACCAGAATTTATTTCTGTTATTGTAGATTGTATATTACCTGCGTCTACTTTTAAATCTGCGTTTTTAAAGTATCTGCGATATAATTCTTCAATAAGAACAAATGCACTACCGTCAACTTTATCATAAAAACTTAATGATACCTCTGAGAAGTTCATATATGTAGGAAAGTAAACTCGTTTTCCATATTTGTCAACTGATGAAACTTCAGGCGTCATTGATACCGGCGATACAGCCCTAGCAAAAGATGAAAGTTGTTCTTTTTTCAAGCCGTCCGCACCAGTAAATTCAACGAACCACATGTCCGACATTTTTGGTGCTGATGTGATTGGTGATCCATTAGGACCACCAAACCCATACTTCTTTTTAGCTTGCGAACTATCGGCTAATATTGTGCCTGGAGTTCTTTCACTTTGTCTCGCCGCCATCTGCTAGGTCCTAAATTATCCTAGTAGACTTGAATCGTTAACGAATGTTTGACCTGGCATAATGTCATCATCAGTGAAGATAGCATTATCATATTGCATTGTGATTGCAATAGTTACAGGATCTGAAACTGCATAGTCTGATTGTGAGTAATCAACATTAGTAACAAAGCAACCTTCTAGTTGCCATTGTTCAATTGGATCACCAGAGTTACCATTTAAAGTTTCAATTAATGTTGAGAATTTATAGTTAGTACCTGCTAGAGGACCAGTTTGATTTTTATGGTCAAGTTGTGATTGTACTTGACGCCCTACTAGCTTTGTTAATGAGTTTGCTACATCATCACGCAATGTGATTGTGATTGGTTCCCAAGTATGCTTACCCATCATGTGCATACGAGAGTTATATGAGTCAACAACGATTGATTCGTGTGACACTTTTGGACGAGTAACATTCATTACCTGTCTTGTGAATTCTTGTGTTGGTGTAGAAAGACCACCGAAACCCGCAACTTGTACACGGAAACGATAGTTCAGTTTAGGCTGTAGAATACCTGAGCCTGTTACTGCATCGCCGCTGTCTAGTGGCACACCAAAGTTACTTAATGTTCTTGCCATAATTATGTCTCCTAAAATATAGTTTGCAAACTATTAGTTATACAAGTATTTATCAGTAAAGTTAATAATTAAAGTTGTAGTTAATAAAAAACCCCGCCGAAGCAGGGTTTTTATTGTTTTTAATGTAGAACTATATTATAGTTCTTCGCCTGTGTTACGAATACGAAGTGGGATATAGATAAATTCAACAGATTTAACTGGTTGAATTGCAATATCTACCCATAATTCGTTTCTATCAATACGAGCAGGAGTGTTATTTGATTCATCACAAACAACCAAGAAGTCATAAAGACCTCTATTACTCACTAGACCGCCACAGAAGCGTTCTACTGCATCTTTGATATTGTCACGGGTGATTTTGTCATTCTGTTCAAATAAGAAACCACGAGATAACTGATCCAGATTATAGCGCATGTAGTTAACAAGTCTTGCAACATTGATGCGATCCATAGCAGATGCAAATGATTGCATTGTTTTCTGACCGAATACTACTAGACCTGTACCTGGCATATCTGCGATTGGGTTCATACGATTCATGTACATCACATCACGCTGGCCTTCTGTTAGTCTAACTCTTACGAATTCGTTTTCGTCATTTACATAACCAACTTGTGAAGCATTTGTTACAACACCTCTTGTTAGACCCGCTGGAGCAAACCATGGGAATGATACTTGGTCTGAGAATGCGATTGTGCGCAGAGCAATTGATGACGCTGGCATAACAACATCGTTACCTGATAAGTCTGTTGATAGACCATGTGGGTAATAAAC